GAGGTCGACCCATTTCTGGTGGGCCAATTCGGCGGCGTGCTTTGCTTCGCCGGCGGCGAGGCTTGCGGCGATGAATGCGTTCGCCATGTCGGTGGTGCTGGTTTCGGTGGTGGTGTGTTTCATGTCGGTGGTTATTGGTTTTTTTGGATGTTGGTGTCGGTGTGACATCCATCACCATGCACATCGGCGTGCATGCCGCAAGCCCTATTTTTTCAACGTCCATTCTGCTCGGGGCGTCCATGCCAGTCTCTCAAGCCCGACCGGCCCGGGCGGTCGACGTCCCGGCAGCAGGGCGGCGGTGGCACCGGGCCGGCGTCGGCGTCACCCGGTCGGCGACGACGGCCCAGCGGCCGGGTCGACGTTGCACCCGGCGATGCACCCGGTCGGCGAGGGATGGCCCGCCGGCGTTGGCCTGTTACTGCCTACCCGAGGCGGTGGGGTGCCGATGGGTGGCGTCGCCGGTCGGTTGACGGCCTGCCCTCGCTCGCCCGCTCGATCGCCCGCACTCGCCCGCCCCAGTCCGCACGTACACCCCCCCGTACGCCGCCGGTGCGACGCGCGTTTTATGATGCTCCCCCGCTCGGAAAAATCCGCGTACCTAAAAAGCTTTCTCCTACATTTGCGTAGATTGAGCTTCTGTAATCTACGCATCTGCATCTCTTGCATCTCTAAACGGATTGGTACACTATCCGCACATGAGTCAACCTCCCACCCCTTTCGCAAGGTCGTGGTCCTTCACGGACTTCAGCACTAACAACCCCACTACCCCACACCAGGGGCAGAAAATCGACCTGGAGCTAAACAACGTCCTGGCGGTCTTAAATTACACCATCAGCCGACTCAACGAGGTGCAGGCAGACGACGGCAAGGTGCGTAACTCCGGCTTGAACTTCACCACGATTGCTGCGGCCATCGGTCCAATCCTGTCTGTCAGCATCATCAACAGCATCAACAGCGCCGGCACGACCCAGGTAACGGCCGTTAACACGGCAGGATCTACGCAAGTGGCTGCCGTCAACGCTGCCGGAGCGACGTTTGCGGCTACCGCGTCAGCGGTGTCTGTTAACGCGGCTGCTGCCGCATCATCTGCAACCACGGCAGAAGGCTGGAAGAACAGCGCGCAAGCTTCAGCCCTGTCTGCGACCAACTCGGCAAACACCGCCTTCGTTCATAAGAATACGGCTCTGTCTCACGCCAACGACGCATTCACCCACAGCGACAACGCTGCCTCGTCGGCTGCCGCAGCCAGCTTCTCCCTGTCCGGGTGTATATCCTCGGCAGGCCAGGCGTCCTATGAGGCAAGCCAGGCGAACGCTTATTCAGTCCAGGCGGAGACTTCAAAGGTAGGGGCATTGGACGCACAGGCACAGGCACAGTCTGCGTCTTCTTCGGCTTCCAGTTCTGCCATTAGCGCAACGGCTTCTGCCGTATCTGCCACGGCTTCTGCATCTTCTGCTGCCTCGTCTGCGTCTTCCGCGTACAACTACTACAGCGCGTTCAATCTTTCGGTAGGTACGGTCAGCACGGGAGTTGCCGGATCGCAGGCCGTGGTAACGCGTACCGGTACGGCACCAAGCTATCTGCTCAATTTCACTATCCCTGCCGGGGCTGCCGGGGCTGCGGGAGTGGCTGGCACAAACGGAACTAACGGCACAAACGGAGTGGGCGTTCCTGTCGGCGGTAGTACGGCCCAGGCACTAGTCAAGGCGAGCGGGGCTAATTACGATACTACCTGGTCAACCATTGTATCCGGCGACCGCTACCTAACCACCTCGGTCACGAGCAACACCGTCAGCAACGGCAACAAGACTTTCACGATTGGCACAGGCTTGTCATACACGCCGACCCAGAACATCACCATCTCGTTTAACGCCGCAAACCATATGCACGGAGAGGTGCTGACCTATAACTCTGGCACAGGTGTGTTGACGGTGAACATCAACAACAACACCGGGTCTGGCACCTACACCTCTTGGGTCGTCAATGTCGGCGGCGTTACTCCCGTAACCTCGGTGGCTTGGGGTGCCATCACGGGAACGCTATCGTCACAGACTGACCTTAACACGGCTTTAAGCGGCAAAGCACCCCTGGCTAGTCCGACCTTTACGGGAGACGCGCGATGCGTGACGCCTGCAACGTCTGACAATGACACCAGTATTGCCACCACGGCTTTTGTTAAGAACCAAGCGTACCTAACGGCTTCCCTGGCTGCATCGACCTATTACCTCCAGTCCAATCCATCTGGTTTTATTTCAGATGCACCAAGTAACAGTATTCAATACGCTCGGTACAACGGGACTTGGGCTGCCGTTAGTGGTGGCGGTGGTGGCATTTCGGACGCTCCTTCTGACGGCAAGGCATACTCCCGTAAGGATGCAGGATGGGTAACCGACCGCATCAACGCATACGACAATACTGTCACATACACCCTTGGCGACCAAGTGGTTTACTCCAATGTTATCTACCAAATGACGACAGTCATTGGGGCTGCTGGATACGACCCGATTGGAAACCCAAGTTATTGGACTGGGATTTCTGGACCTGCAGGGGCGGCCGGTGCAAACGGTGCAAACGGTGCTGCTGGTGCTAATAATTATTTAGACATCATCACAATGACTTCATCGTCTGCCAGCCTGTATGTCAGCGGCAACTATTGGTATGCGGGGTATGGATTTATGAATACTGGTGGAGGTTGGTTTTACAATAAACTTAACGCATCCGGCGTCACCTTTAAGTTCTACATCAACGGGGTTTTTGACAGTTCCGTGGTAGGTGCGTACAACTATTACTCCGCAAGCACTTCGTATGTCACAACCCCCGTAACTAACGATGTAATGACTGTGTTTATATCTGACGGGACAAGTGATGCAACCATCCCACTTGTAACAGCAATTTACTAATGAACACATCCAATCGATACGATAAAGACGGCTTCGTTGCCCTTATTGCCAAAGGCAGCAAGAACGCATCGCCGGCCATTCCTGTTAAGGCCAACCAGGCTTACCATGCTTCTGGTATCTTGGTGCTGTTTGCGGAAACCGAGGAAGCTCTGAAGACAAAGGTAGACGCCAAGATTGCCGAACTGAACTTGTCTTAATGGCAAAGAAGGCACCCAACGCCGAGCAGAAGCAAAAGCAGGCCGAAATTGCCGAACTGGAGAAGCAGCTCCAGGCTGCCGAGCGTCTGCTCCGCGTCAAGCGCGCGAGGATGTCCTTGATCGACTTTACGTCGATGACCATGCCGGATCCGGAAGACCCGGACAACGTAGACAAATCTAGATACCAACCCGTCAAACACCATGAAACCATCTGCGCGGCCCTTGAGCAGGTCGAAAAAGGGGCTTACCAACGCCTCATCATCTCCATGCCTCCGCGACACGGTAAGTCAGAACTCGCTTCCCGTCGCTTCCCTGCTTGGTTCATGGGCAAAGACCCTTACCGACAAGTTCTGTTCGCTACTTACAACGCGGACCTGGCGATGGATTTTGGACGTTCCGTTCGTGAAGTCATGCGTTCGCCGGCTTTCCAGCAAGTCTTCCCAGGCTGCAAGCTCCGGACCGGCGCGCAGTCCTCGGACCGCATCCAAACGGAAGAAGGCGGCATAGCCGGCTTCGTGGGCGTAGGCGGTGGCTTGACCGGCAAGGGTGCTGACCTGCTGATCATCGACGACCCGGTCAAGGACCGCGAGGAAGCGGACTCCAAGCGTGAGCGTGACAAGCTATGGGAGTGGTTTACACAGGTCGCCATGACTCGATTAATGGCCGGCGCCAGGGTGGTCATCATCATGACCCGCTGGCACGAAGACGACATCGTCGGACGGCTGACAGACCCTCGCAACCCTTGCTACAACGACGAAGTCGCCCAGCAATGGCGTGTCCTGGCATTGCCTGCTATCGCCGAAGACAACGACCCGATGGGCCGACAACGCGGCGAAGCCTTATGGCCGGAGCGTTACGGACTGGACTTCCTCAATGAAATCCGCCGGCTCAACGCCAAGGGCTTTTCGGCCCTGTACCAGGGCAAGCCTACGCCGGACGACGGCGATTACTTCAAGAAAGAGTGGTTCAAGGGCTACCAGCCTAACGACCTGCCGAGCAACTTGCGTCTTTACTGCGTATCTGACCATGCCGTGTCTACGGCACAGTCGGCAGACAAGACCGTGCTGATGCCTTTCGGCGTAGACGAGAACGACAACGTGTGGATTTTGCCGGACGTGTGGTGGCGTCGCGCCG